ACTTACTGACTTACTAACATTGCTCGTAAATGCCTATTTTTATAGGGTTTGAGCGTTAGTAGTCGAAATGACTACAGAGCCTACCGTAGTCACTACGGATTGCTGACGCCTGATCGTGTTGCATCCACGCAACACTAACTGTTGCATCTACGCCACAACGTAGCCATGTTGCATAAACGCAACGCGTTGCATCTACGCAACATAACGTATTGCAAACGATTCTATTACGCATAACGATAACCATTCGCGTCTAGGCTAAAAACAAAAAAGTGATGGTTAGAAAAAAAACGTCCCTGAATGTTGCCTAGGGAAAAACAACCACCTTTAAAAAATCCTCGGTTGGTATTCGAGGCACTTCCAAACTTTGGCACCCTCTCTCGCTAACTCTCGCCGTAAACTTTTAAGGCTGTTGCAGTTTTGGTACACGCACAAGAATTGTTGTGAGTAAGCAACAAGGGGGGTACAGGGCCTGTGGAAGGTCCTTGACATTAACAATACCCCCACAAAAACTTTTTTATTTTTTTAAACTCCGCTAAACTTCTTGTTGCAACGTCTGACCAGATGCGCTGGTAGCGACCGAGAGGTAACTGAAGCGGTTTTGATGACTTGGATAATTTGGATGTCCAAGAGCCGCACCATCTAAGGCACTAAACGTTTTCTCCCTAAACGCTTCCGCCTCGGCACACAGGCTCCACGGTTGTTGGAGATCGCGGCCTCCCGGCAGGATCACCCTGCACGTTGCTCTTGCTCTTCCTTCCTTGCCAAACCTTCTGTTACAGTCTCGGTATGCCGATACAGATGTCTGAGGCAGAGTGGTTAGAGTTTGCTGCCAAGTCTCTGGTATGCCGCTCTTGCTTCTGGGCCGCTCAAGTGACTAGGGTTGCTGAAAAGGTCTGGTGTGCCCATGCCACCCACCACGGATGGATGTCTGACGTTCCCGCCTGTTCTGGCAAAGAGTTCCGGTATGAACCTCGTAACAGAATCCTTTAAGTCCATTCCTTTTGCGCCTCGGGAACTAAAGGCATCGCCGGAGGTTCTGCAAAAAATTTACGATGCTGCCAAACTTGGGCTGAAGGGTGACGCCTTGGCCTTTGCGGCTGGGTTGCTGCCCGTCGAGTACCGTAGACTCTGCCAGTTAGATAACGCGGCTGCGGTCGCCGAGGGGAAAGGTCGTGCGGACTCTGAGGTTGAGGCGGCGACTCAATTGCGCTCTGCCGCGCTTGAGGGAGATAGCAAGGCAGCCCTCGCCCTGCTTACCCACCTTCACGGATGGGTTGCCAAGCAGCAAGTTCAGGTCGATATTAAATCTCAAATCAGTATTGTCGCCGCGCTGCAAGAGGCAGAATCTCGCGTCTTGGCGGGCCGCGTATATGACGCTACGCCGGATCAATTAGCGCACGAGCAACCCGCTGCGATACAGTACGCACCGGAGGACACTGCCCATGTCAATGCTGAATAGATTGGCTCAACTTTTTGGGTACAAACCTAAACCGGACGTTAATGTTCTGGCTCAGTCGCCTTACATTAAAGAGCCGCAACTAGATGTTCGCGCTATTGGTGGACTTGGCGGTAGAAAGTTTAAGTACGCCGAATCACTGGCTAACTACAACAACCCAGTCTTTATTGGCGGATACCGCTACGACCGCCGTAAACAGCAATTAGAAACGTTGCCGTCTAAATACAACGCCGAATCAGTCCGGTTGTTTTCGACCGCTATTGGCGATGCTATTCGCAACAAAGTGCCGGGCGTTGCAGAAAACATGTCGCCAGAAGTAGTGACGGCTATGTTGTTAAAAGAAGGCCGAGAGAACTTGGGCACTAACGAATTTAACGTTAATGACCCAGAATCGGTGGCTATTTATAACCGTTATTCTGTTGATTACGGCCCTGAGGCTGGCAGGTTAATTGCCGCTATTTACGACAAGTCTAAAGTGTCTAAACGTTTAGGCATTCCGTTTGCAAGTGCTTGGATTGGCACAGGGCGTAGCAAGTACGAAACCAGCCAGCAATACGCTAAAGACACTGAAAACTTTAAGCGAATTGCAAACAATCCTAAAAACCGCTCCCTTAAAGGTTTTATTCAGTCTTCAATGGCGCCTCCATTGAGCGGTGAAGAATAGTAATGCAACAGCCGATCTATAGCCCTGAAGAAGAAGAGTTGCTGATGAGCAAACTCTGGTCGCCCGTTATTAAGGACGACCCAGAGGCCTTCGTGCTACTCGCTTTTCCTTGGGGCCAGAAAGGCACGCCTTTAGAACACTTCAAGGGTCCGCGTAAGTGGCAGCGGGAAATCCTGCGCGACATTGCCGCCCACACTGCGAAGAATAAGACCGCAACATCCTACGAAGTCCTGCGTATGGCAACGGCTTCCGGTCGCGGTATCGGTAAGTCTGCGCTCGTGTCGTGGCTCATCCTTTGGATGCTGAGTACCCGCATAGGCTCAACGACCATTGTGTCGGCTAACTCCGAAGCGCAGTTACGCTCGATTACATGGGCAGAAATTACTAAGTGGGCAGCGCTCCTGATCAATTCGCATTGGTTTGAGATTAGCGCCACCCGCGTGATGCCCGCTAAATGGCTCGCCGAACTCGTTGAACGTGACCTCAAGAAAGGTACGCGTTACTGGTCCGTTGAGGGTCGCTTGTGGTCCGAAGAGAACCCCGACTCGTATGCCGGTGTCCACAACTTCGACGGCGTTATGGTCATCTTCGACGAAGCCAGCGGTATCCCTGACCCCATCTGGTCGGTGACGGCAGGCTTTTTTACGGAGAACACCCCGCACCGTTTCTGGATGTCGTTTAGTAACCCCCGTCGTAACGAGGGCTACTTCTTCGAGGCGTTCCACTCTAAGCGTGCGTTCTGGAACACCCGCAACATTGACGCTCGCACCGTTGAAGAAACCGATAAGTCGGTGTATCAGCAGATTATCGACGAATACGGCATCGACTCACCGCAAGCCAAGGTGGAAGTTTATGGAGAGTTTCCGTCAGAAGGTAACGACCAATTTATACCGCCTAGCCTTGTGGATCAGGCCATGGCTCGTAACAGGTATAAGGACGAGACAGCGCCACGAGTTATCGGAGTCGATCCGGCGCGAAGTGGAGCGGACTCGACGGTTATCGCAGTCCGACAGGGCCGTGACATCATCGCCATTAAGCGCTTCAAAGGAGAAGACACGATGGAGATTGTTGGCCGAGTTATCGACGCGATTGAAGAGTACCAACCCACACTCGTCGTCCTTGACGAAGGCGGACTAGGTTACGGCATCCTTGATCGCTTGAAAGAGCAGCGCTATAAGGTGGTGCGTGGCGTTAACTTCGGATGGAAGTCCAAGACCCCGGCTATGTGGCAAAACAAGCGTGCAGAGTTGTGGGGCGAAATGAAAACGTGGCTAAAAGACGCTGCGCTGCCGAACGACCGGCAACTAAAAGCCGACCTCACAGGTCCAAAGCAAAAGATCAATTCCTCTGGCGCTATCTTGCTGGAATCTAAAAAGGACATGAAGTCGCGCGGTCTTGCGTCGCCTGACGCTGCCGACGCTATTGCTGTTACGTTTGCGTATCCCGTGGCGCACCGCGAATACCGCGAACGAGCGCGTACCGTTATTGTTAGCCGCGATAGCGGCATGGTCAACACTTGGATGGGTGCCTAATGGCTAGAAAGTCCGTCAGCCTCTCAGTTGGTAGAGGAGAAAAGCAGTCCGTGTCAAGAGGGGCGGGATTGACCGCGAAAGGTCGTGCAAAATATAATCGTGCAACGGGGTCTAATTTGAAGGCTCCGGCGCCCAGTCCGAAGACAAAAGCGGACGCAGGACGTAAAAAGTCGTTTTGCGCCCGCATGAAAGGGGTCGTTCGCAACGCCAAGGGGCCAGCCGAACGCGCTAAAGCATCTTTAAAACGATGGAAATGCTGAAATGGCTGCAAAAAAGGGACTATATGCGAACATTCATGCTAAACGCGCTCGAATCGCTGCGGGATCGGGCGAAAAGATGCGTAAACCGGGTTCTAAGGGCGCTCCAACGGCTGCCAATTTCAGAAAGTCAGCCCTTACCGCCCGAAAACCCCGTAAAACCTCCAAAAAAGGCTAAGAAGCATGTACGGAAAGAAAAACCCCGGTCCGATCGGCGTGTCCCCCGGCGCAACAGTCGGTGACATGATCCAAAACAGCCGGATGCAGAAGCCCCGGATGCCTGCTCCGCGTATGCCGAAGCGCGTTAACGAGGACATGATCCGCACTGCGGTCGATTTCCGACCGACTCCGATGAAACGGGGTATGCGTTAATGCCTCTTGTAAAGTCCGCCTCTAAGGGGGCTTTTCGCAAGAACATTCGCGCTGAAGTGAAGGCTGGCAAGCCTGTTAAGCAGGCTGTTGCCATCGCGTATTCGGTCAAGCGTAAAGCCGGTAAGAAGGGCAAGTAATGGCTAAAGACCCGACAGGGATGAAGGGCGCGGCTCAGGTGGCTAATACGCCCGAGAGCCGCCGTGCGCGTAGTACGGGCGATATCCTCGCCCAAGCGCGTACCCGAATGCAGTTGTCCCTGACGGCTTATAGCGAGTCTCGCGATAGCGAACTGGACGACCTGCGCTTTATGGCGGGTTCTCCAGATAACCGCTGGCAGTGGCCGCAAGAGGTCTTAGCCACCCGTGGCGCAGTGCAGGGTCAGACAATCAACGCTCGTCCCTGCCTGACCATCAACAAACTGCCCCAGCACGTTCGACAGGTCACGAACGACCAACGCCAGAACCGTCCTGCTGGCAAAGTCATCCCGGTCGATGACAAGGCAGACATTGAAGTCGCCGAAGTGTTTGACGGTATCGTCCGGCACATCGAGTACATCTCGGATGCCGACGTTGCCTACGACACCGCCTGTGAGAATCAGGTTACGTACGGCGAAGGCTATATCCGCATCCT